TGTCTCAGCCATGATTGAAACTCCGTTCACTGGAGAGTGCTTTGAGATAATCCAATGCACTATCAAGATCATGGAAGCGGACATCAGCAGCTTCGAGAACGAACGCATGTTCATGGATATTACCTTTGGGGAGAACTACGACAATATGCTTGCTAAGATGGGAAGCCCATGCAAGTTCCATCATCGTCCCGATGGAAACACGATCTCCTGAATTGGATAGATCAGCCAGGATAACGTCAACGGTGGAGACCATCCAATGATCTCTGTTGAAGATCGCATGGTTGTTGGCAATTGGATGTGCATATCCGTTGGACTTGAACTCAGCTTCTTTACGGAGATCAGTCTTGCCGATCATAGGCCAATAAATTTCATAGCCAAAATCGGTCAAGATCGCAAGTTTCTCCTCATATTTGTTGAGGACTTCTTCCCCCGTTTGCCCTGAGATTGGGCCAGCTAAATATATTTTCAATTTACTGTTGGACATTGGACTAACATACTCCTTTCTAAGTACATAAAGTTTGGTGGTTATTGAATTATATAAAAATCGTGTAGTTGAATTATGAGAGGGAGATGAGCTAAAATATCATTAGAGCGTCCAGCACTGAAAGGAGTATGTTACAGCCACCGTTATGTTGTCATTTATTGAGTGGGTGGAAAAGAAAGGCTATTGGAGTAGAGAGTATTGGAACATAGAAAAGGGGCGAATGATGGGGACTGGAAAATTAGTTCTGATGCCCGACCAAATAGCTGTCTTGGATCATGGTCTTGAATTCGATGTTGAACTAGGCAAATTCAAATACGAGACATTTCTTTATTCCACAATCAAAAAGTCTGGTAAGACTTCACTAGCCGCGGCGGTGGGGGCCTGGTATGCCGAAGAAGTTGGCCCTGCTGGTACGGAAATCTTTGCTATTGCTAATGACCTTGAACAAGTTGAAGGTCGTGTTATGCGTGACATCAAGTTTCATTTTCAAATGCGGATTGAACACGGTGAAAGTATTCCCAATCCTGTAAATGGAGAAGAAGTCAAGCTAACCGATAAGAATACAAAGATCACCATGTATCGCATTGACTTGCCTTCGGGGACTTTTATTCAGGCTCTTGCTCAGTCATATCGAACGGTGGCAGGATCGAGACACGGACTCACCTTATGGGATGAGTTATGGGGAGTGACATCTGAATTGTCTCGGCGTGTATGGGATGAAATGACTCCCATCCCAACGATCCCACATTCGCTGCGCTTTATCGCTACCTATGCGGGGTTTGAAAATGAAAGCGATCTACTGTGGGATTTGTATCTCCAGGGTGTAGGCAAGGCAGAGCATGAACAGGGCAGGGGGACTCAGATCGAGGAATTAGACCCTCTGCCTGTCTACGAAAACAATCGGTTGATTACTTATTGGGATCACGAACCACGGTTGCCCTGGCAAACACAGGAATACTATGATGAGCAGATAAGTAGTTTGCGGCCCGCAGCCTTCCTGCGATTGCACATGAACCAGTGGGTTACGTCGCATGAAGCGTTTATACCTATCGAATGGTATGACGAAGCCGCAAAACTTTATGAAGCACCTGCGACATTATGGATTGACCACCCAATGAGATATTGGCCGATCTATGTAGCAGTGGATGCAGGCATCAAGAGGGATAGCACAGCTTTGGTGGGCGTAGGCTATGACGCAAAGAGGGGGAAAGTCGGCCTAGCCTTCCATTACATTTGGACACCCACAAAGGATAGTCAGGTTGATCTTGATCTGACTGTAGAAGCAAAGCTGCTGGAGTTGTATCAAAAATTCAATATCGTAAGCATTGTTTATGATCCAACTCATTTATTGCAGACGATGCTTAGATTGAAACAGAAGGGTTTACCAACAAGGGAGTTTCCACAGAACGTCAACTTAATGACGGGCGCAAGCCAACTCCTTTATGATCTATTCAAGAATAAACACTTTGAAGCCTACTATGACGAGGAATACCGCCGACATATTCAAATGGCTGTAGCTGAAACCAATGCACGAGGTTTCAGGATCGTCAAATCAAAAGTTTCAAGACGCCATTTTATTGATGGTGCAGTTGCCACAGCGATGGCTGCATATGAAGCAGTCAACCAGGGTGGGGTAGATATATCAATACCTGTTGTCATCGCTTCGCCTTTTTCTGATGCAACGGCCTGGGGGCCAGTACCAGAAGAAAGCAAACTACCGTATGAACTTAGAACCGATTAGGAGGGTTTGTGATAGAAGCAAATTCAGATGAAGTTAGAGACGTAATGCAGCGCGTTCAGCGGGCCAAGAAACACGTTGATGGTTGGAAAGATAACATCACACGCTGGCGACGGCTCTACGATATGAACCACTACACTACAACGCCGAAAGCCAATGAAGTCCAATACAATGATCCTACCTACACCAACACTGTAGACCTGGCCGTGGGGATCATGTTGGCTAATCGGTTACGCTGGCACGCCTTTGGTTTTCATCCTTCAAATCAGGAACAGCAAGAAACAAGTCAAATCGAAAAATTGCTGGATGGTACGCTCATGATAAATGATGAGCGAGAAGAAGCCAACCAGTTATATCAACTATATTTACATTTCGTTCGTGATGGCGGTGGGGCGATCTATTCTGTGTTTGATCGAGATATCGCTGATGAAAATAAATTTGTAAAAGAAGTTCCCGATCCTGAACAGGGATCGAGACCAACATGGGCCTTCAAGGAAATTCCTTTACGTGTTCAGGTGATTGATCCTGAAAGTATCATCGCTCTCCCTGGCGGGCCGAAACGGTGGTTGGGAATTGGACGTGTTGAAAAGCGGACAGTCTTGGACATCGAAACGATCTATGGTGTTGTGTTGGATCGTTTTCGTTCTTACTCCGATGAAATGAAAGCCACCACGGAAGGTGAGTTTATTGACTTTTGGGATTATCACATGAAGGATAGTCCTGTCCTCAACAGTGAAGGTAAGGAAATATATAACAGTATCCTGGGGAAAGTTGAGACCGCACCTAAGCTAAGTGTTCGCAACACTGTGTTCTTTGAAAATCAACCGTTGATTGGCCCGCGTGTGATGAAGGGCTATAAGGAATTACCCTACACGATCCAATTCTTCAAGCCCACCGATCAGAAAGACCCGAAGCAATGGCACTCGATCCTAAAGCCGTTGGAAAGTTCTGTTGCGTTGCTGGAGCGCACATTCAACAGACGTGCGCACCAAATTGATGTTTATACATCATTGCCCATCGTATCCAAAACTCAACCAGGACGGGCAGTGAGAATTGATCCAGGATTATATAACCATGTCAATATTACACCAGATGAGTCAATCGAATTTCCGACCTGGCAGGGTAATCCCCCTGATCTCAATTTCCACATTGAGTTTCTTCGATCTCGTATCCAACAGTCAGGCTTCTCTGATGTTATGTTTGGATCAGGGGCAAGCCAGGTGGCAGGGTATGCTCTCAGCCAACTTGGAGACCAGAACCGTATTCGTCTTGAACAACCCGTCACACACTTAGAACTACTGCTGACACATTGGGCCAAGAAGTCTATGGCTCTATTGACTGAGTTTGCTAAGGGCGCACAGATTTGTGTTTATGGTCAGCATAAGGGAAAAGATTATCTTGAATATGTTGAAGTGGATGATCTAAATAAGTATGCAGTGCGGGCCGAGATCATCCCTGAATTCCCCAATGAAGAAACACGCAAGACCGCTATGGCTTCGCAGGTGAAGGGGACACTCTCTGATTACACGATCATGGAACGTTACCTGGGTATTGAACAGCCCGATGATGAAGAAGAACGCAAGATCATTGAAAGTGTGTCTCGTCATCCTGTAACCGTTCAATACATGATTATGAAGGAACTCCAGGATCGTATTGATAATGGAGATGATATTGCGGCTCAGGTGATGATGCAAATGCAGCAGGGCATGATCCCTGGTGCGCAACCTGGGAGACCTAAAGACCCCAATAACCCTGAACAGTTGACGGGTCTCCAGTCACCCACGGGCCAACCTGTACCACAGGCTCTAGGACAGGAACCAGGGGCATCTGAGGCCGATCAACTGGCGAACGCGTCTAATGCGGCTCCTGGAATGACTACGGGGCTGGTGCAATGAACACCAATCTATTTGGCACAATGCAACGTGCCACCAAGAAAGCATTTGATCGGGTGGGAAAGGTTGTCAACGTAGAACCTGATCCCGATCTCGCTATGTATAAAACGTTGAAAGCCCAGGACTTCACTGCATTGATGAAGGTCTATGGGGAACAGGATATCGTGAACTACATTCGCGATATGGAAAGTAAAAGCATTATGAACGGGAGGAAATAAAACAATGCCAACACTAAAAGATTTTGCAGGTAAGTCAAAAACTAAGGACACTTATGATAAGGATTGGGTCTTTGTAAAAGATAAACACACGACAGGCCCCAACCAATCTGCGGGTGCATGGATGACGTTAGCACAAAAGAAGAAAGCACATGCTGACCAGCTTCAAGCAAAAGCGATCCGTGATGCAAAAAATGCTCCAGTCAAAGTCCGACCTCCAGGCCTACCCACTACTGCGCCAATAGGCACTGTTCCTATTGGTGATTGGGTAAATCAAAACGATGGTCGTCCTTTACCTCCAGGCGTGCCCCAGGAGCCTGCACCCGATACAGCGATCCCTAGTTGGTGGATCAATCAAGCGATCCGCAATCCAAGCGATCCTAATCAACAGTTTGCTAATGCAGCCAATGCACTGTTGCCGACACTGGCTCCAGAAGATCAGCGCACCCTGGCTAATTATTTGGCAACCAACTTCAAAGATGTATATGGTGGATATGCCAATACCAATTTTGGAGTTGCACCCACGGAAATGAATGATGCGATCCGCAAACAGTTCCTAAGTCCACAGCGCGCACAGTTGGCCCTGAGTTTGCTGGACAAAATGAAAACAGCATCAGGATCACAGAACATGGGTGCTGGTTATGACTTTCTCAAAAACGCTGTAGGTCTCATCAATCAATTCACTAATCAAAATGGTGTGTTGGGCCGTGAGAACTACAACCAATTTTCCAATGCGGTCTCTGGTTTGGTGGGACAAGCAGGCAAGGATTTATCTGCATATGGAAACCTTGCACAGTTGTTCAACCTGCCCAAATTCTCAGCAGGCCCATTGATTTCAAATACACCAAATGCACGATTGTTTGGATAAAGGTTAGTGCATGGCCCAACTCAACGAAGAAGGCCTCAAGAAATATCAGCAAAGCGAACGGGACAGTACACCTGTTCATCAGCGACCTGACTTCAAAGAAACCGTCAGACGCATCAAAGAAAAAGATGATGGTCGTCCAGTAACTCAGGTCGCTCCCGAAGAACCTAAAAAAGCTGATTTCAAAATACCCTTGCCCGAAGGCAGAGGAGGTATTCCAACTGCTCTTTGGCAAAAGATGCAGACGGATAAACGCGAGCAGCTTCGTAAAGATGTGCTTTATGATCTTGCGGCTTCACTTCCCCCAGGTGCAAAGATTTCTGATCTTGGCCCCAATTTCGATCTCAAGGGATATATTGATTATCAAACAGCTATTCGATTGGAAGCAAAGAAAAATGCGTCCAGCCCTGGAGACACGTCTGCGGCTCGTCATAGTGCGCGCATCGAAGGCATACAAAAACAACACCAGATTGCACAGATCAAAGCAGACGTACATAATGAATTCCGCACACCAGCATTGGGAATGTCACCTGATGATGTCAAGAAGTTTATAGATAAAAAAGTTCAGGATCGTGTGGATCGTCTGGTCAGCACGAAGCCTCGATATGTATTCACAGCCGAGGGTACTCCCTTTGCTCTTGATGATCTTGATGAGCGTGCTGAATTAGAAAAATCATTGATCGGGGAAAGTGTGATCCGTCGCAAGTGGACACTCGCCAAGTATGATCTAGCCAACACAATATTCAAAGGTATCGAACTGATCTCACGACCTGGGGTGAGATTGAAGGAAGCCCTCACTGATGAAGGTCACGCCAATGTTATGGGTGCAGTTGCACAGCTTGGTTTCAACTCTGCTATGTTGGGTCTCGAACATCTTAGAGCAGGCGCATATGAATTAGGGGTTACTGAGGAACGATGGAAGGCCCTGGAACAGCAAGCCGAAGCAGTCAAGTATACCGATCCTCCAAAGGCGGCTCTAATCCTGCATGATGCCGAGCATTGGAAAAACCAGTGGGAACAAAAACAAAAGATCAACGCTCGTCTTGATGTTGCTGGTAAGGCTGTAGATAGATCATGGGCCAAGCTATTCAACGCATGGGATGAAATGAAAGATGTCCAGGCGAACTATGAACCTGGGAAGATCAACCCTGAAACGGGTATGCCCATGACACCTGCGGAACAGGCTGTCCAGTTTGAACGTGAGCTACAGGAGAAGGCCCGTATCGAAGCTGAGTCAATTCGATCTGGTGCATACACAGCCTTCAACGAAGGGAACTATGAAGGTGCGCTGGAGTTAGTCAAGCAGGCCCAGGCAAAGGATCGCGAAGGGTCTGCACGTGATGCCTATGGTGCATATACATGGATCAGAGAGCCAGAGCGTGAACAAAAGTTCCTGGAAGATGCTGCACTGATCGAACTCCAGAAGGGTGAGAAACTCTCTGATACTGAGATCAGACGCCTCAAGGAATATCATGTAAATGGTTGGACTGAAACAGGTGGTGAGTTTATCTTTGATCCATTGAACATTATCCCCGCGGCTCTCCTGGATGATGCTCTGCGACTTGGAGCCAAGCCAATCAAGGCAGCATTGAAGTTGGTGGGGGAAGTTCCTGGGATCAAACAGACTGTTCATGTCTTGGGATCACCAATACGTTGGCTTCGACGTGAGACCGTGGTATCTGCTGCAAACAAGATCGCAGCCAATACACACGACATCCTTTCACGAGTCAATAACGCATACCTCAAATCAGAAGATACTGTCAAAGCTATTGATGAAATCAATAAGGCTGTGATCCGCGCACGCACGGCCCCCAATGAAACCGTGGCCCGTCAGATATTCGATCAGGCCCGAACACAAGTCCCAGGGATGCAAAACCTATCCTTTGGTGATTTCAAATATCTCATGGATGCCAGCGATCATCTTGATCCTGCACAATGGGGAAAGATATACCAGGACGCACTGACCAAAGCCGAAGATGACATGATCGAAGCAGCCAAGTTGACGGGTGCTGAACCTACCATTGATGAAATCTCAAAGTCTCGTCGTGCATTGATCGAAACCTCTACCAAGTTCCACAGCGCATACATGGATGCCCATCGTATCTATAAGGGATCAAAGTTCACAGATGACACCATCGCTGGTTGGATCACAAAGACCGCGCGTGAGATGTCTGGTGAACAAGTCAATGAATTGCTCAAGCTGAATAAGATGGATGAAGCCATCACACGTTGGAGTGCTGCGATCAAACCAGAAAACAAACAACTTCTCAAAGTCACAACCAACATGGTTGAATACACTCTACAGGTGGGTGCATTACTTCGAGATCGTTGGGCCAGGCTCGTGCTATCTACACCACGTTGGATCATGTCCAACATCATTGACACATCCATGCGATCCAGTGTGTATGGTGGTAGTCTCTTTGATGACCTGGCTACATTATTCTCCAGCACACAACGCACACTGGCAGATGACCTGGGGATTATCCCACAGGCTCTTACACAATCATTGGCCCGTGCCGATCTGGACTTTGCTGAGAACGTTACATCCCGACTGCTTTATGAAAACTGGAAGCCCAAAGCAGGCCTGCTCTCCTATTGGAAGTATGAGTACAAACGTTTGTTCAAAGGCGATGCGGCTTTCGCGAAACGCGCGATCATGCGCGATCTTACCGAGAAACTCCCAGGAGGCAGTGGCCTCCAAAACGCATTTCGATGGATGGGTGATGGTCTCGCCAATGCCAGCCTGTTCCTTGACTCATGGAGTGGTGCTATTGCTGATTTCAACACAGCCGTTGAATTCACCTTCCGTTTGCGCATGTTCCACAAAG